TTTGCCCCTTTATTTTTTTTCGGCCTTACCATTTCCCCCTCCAATTTACTTAACATTAAAAAGCGGACCCCGGTTAAAGAGTCCGCAATTTTGTTATTCGATTTTGGTCCATCCATCTAATGTTATGGTTCCCAAATTGTTGGTGTTAATCCAGAAGTTTGCCTGAATCTGTGAGCCAGAAGGAGCAGGTAATAATGTTGCATCACTAAAGCACACCCATGTTTCATTGCTTATATTTCTTACCGTTAACCACGAGTATCTTACAGAGGACATTCCATTCTCTCCTATAGCTATGAAATAGGTAGCTCCATTAATTGTAGCCGAACCTGTACACGTAAATGGTAGCTTGATTAACTTATAGTCTTTTCTTGACGGGTCAAGCTCGTTAATAACTGAATCTGTTGGTGTTCCGTTTGATTGTGTCGCATATGAAATTTCCATTAAGTGAAGTCCAGGATAGTAAAATAAAATTCTCCTGTTAAAAGGTGCTACTCCTTTTAAAGTAAGTCCAGGTCCAATCATATCAGCCGTGAACAAATCAATTTTTGAATAACACTCTACAGCGCCCGTCGCTAGTGTAAGAGCATTATTAGCATTAGTCAATGCTGTACCCGCTGCGGTCTGAGCATTTCCTGCGGTAACATTAGAAGCATCAGCTTTTGTGTTAGCGTTATCTGCCTGTTCCACCGCCCCGTTAGCTGTTTCCTGCGCTGTCTGTGCTGTTTCCAAAGCTGCCTTAGCTGTAGCATCCGCCCCGCTCCCACTGTCAGCAGCAGCTTTAATCGCTGTATCAATAGAACTAAAAGCCCCATTAACATCGACCAACCAAGACGGCTTATCCGTGCCTAACCACTGTGGCAAATTGTAATTTGGTGTTTTGTTTGTAAAACTCATAATTAAATCCTCCTTAAAATTTTATGCAGCCACACCGTTGAAATCATAATCAAACGCTGTAATCTGTTTTCCATCATACACGCTCGCTGTTAATTCAAGCGCGTCATACTCAGCGGCTGTTAAAGCATTTGGCTGGTGCTGAGTGATTAACCAGTTAATAACATCTTTATAAAATACCACCTGTCCGGTGATAGGGCTGCGCATGTAAAATCTATCATCAAGTTTAAGTATTTTTTTACCATACACATCATAGTCAAAAGCACTTAACCCTAAATCATCATACTCTGCCGCTGTGAGATGTAGATTGTCATACTCCTGTGCCGTCAAAGCATAATACTTAAATACCCATGTCATGTAGTTAAGCACATCTTGTAATACCTGTAACTTACCGGTAATCGGATTAACTACCATGACTTTTTGTATTTCCGGAATCATGTCAATTACTTTTTGGATTTCAGAGTCAATGTAATTTTTAAGTTTATCGTCCTGTGCATCGACATACTGCATTAAATACTGTAACTGGTTATTGATGCTGATAGTCAAGTCGTTAATCTTTTTCAGTACCCAACTCTGCTGTTCGTCAATTGCGCTGTTTACAAAGATTTCCAAGGCTTGCATTTTAGCCTCATTGTCTGCAAGTTGCGCATCAACTTTGTTTTGCAGTGAATCAAACTTAATGTTTAATTCATTTCTTAAGCCATCCACCTGCTGGTCCACATAGTTTGTGAAATCATCACCAAACCCGTTTACTGTTTCAATAACTTCATTCATTTTGTACTCGATACGGCAAAGTTGCTCGTACAAACTCATGCAATCACTGAAAGTTAAAGGTAAAATTGATTTACACTTAATTGTCAAGGGTGCAATATCACCTAACATTTTAAACCCCCTTCTTAATAAATATTCATAAACAATTCTGACAATTCTTCGATTATCATCACGTCTATGTTTAAAAACGTGTCCCTGTACTCCTGCAAATAACCAGAGAAACTACCCCCTCCGCTTTTACCTATAACAGTTTCCAGATAGTTTTCTGTCGTGTTTGCGTTTTCGTTATCCTTCACATTTGTGTCGCTTGTCGAATCAGTAGTTGTGTTTCCGTCATTAGTCGTTGTGCTTTTTCCTGTAGCCGTGCTGTCAACATTGGTATACGTTGTAAGATATTTTAAATCCTTAACGTTATCAATTTGACCTTGTGGTGTATCGCTGTAACCTGTTCCACTGTTTCCAGTTTCCGCGCTGTCTACAACGATATCGTTTGTGCTATCGCTAACCGTATTACTTTTGTTATTAGTTGTGCTTAACTTATCTCTTTTTTCGTCTCTGGTTTTGTCGTTTACTCTTCTTAAGTCGGTGTCGTGCATCGGGTTAAATTCTATTGTCGCGCTTTTGTAAAGTTGGTTATAATAAGGCATTATCTCGTTTAGTTTTCTGTTAAGGAAAAACTTAAACTTTCCATAAGTTTCCAGTCCGATTTCCCTAAACCAGTAATGCTCCATTATCTTTGTTTCAAGCACATTTTTGTACTGTGGGTCATACAACGGATAGTTAAAATCAAACAGCAAAGGTCTAGCTTGATTGATAACATCATAGGTATTAGTTAATCCGACTCGCTTTTGTACTCCGGTGATTGATTCACAAATGGTTCTGAGTTCTGTTGTGTACTTTGCCATGGATTCTCACCTCCTCCATACTGCCTGTATCTAACATCAACTTCCTTTTCCAGTTCATCGGCAAAAAGCTCATTAATCCATTTGCACGCATCTTTTCGAGCATTAAGCATTGTAAAACGTTGTGCTCTTAACAGCTCCTCGTTGCTTTCAACCTCGTCCGTAATTAGTCTTTCTTTCTTGTCGATATTAGCGTTATCAATACCTAAAAACGTCAATGCTTCATTCCATATCATGTTCTTGGCAATCATAAGCTGCGGGTACCGTTCTGGGACATCTGTCTTTATACATGTAAGTGGATTTTCCTGCAAATGTTTATCGCCAAATATAACCGGGTAATTTCCGTCATATTTATCATAAACAGCCTTTAACGTTTTCTGTTGTGCTTCTGTACCATACAATAACAATGGAGTTTTTTGTCCATTTATGTTTACGTCAATCGCGCGCTGGATGTTTGTTAACCGTTCAGCGAAAAGTTGTATTGACAAAGCTGTAGGCTGACGGAGATAATTATTCCATATTATCACACTGTCCTGGTCGTCGCACTGTTGGTTAAACCCCGTAATGTCATATGCCCTTCTCCTTATTGGCACCCGATACATATTAAGTGGTCCCTCCAATGTGCATTGTAGTGTAAAAAATCCTTTGTTTAAATGGTCCTGGAAAAACAACGCATAGCCGAACTCAAACAGTATTAGTTCTAAAAATCGTGCATCGCATGTCGGGGGTAAGTTTATCCATTCAAACTGATTAATCGCTAATTCTTTCAACCTATAGTAATAGTCAAAAAAGGTTGCATTGTTAAACCACTGTGGATTCTTCTCGCACACATCCAGCCCGTTAAGATTAAATCTTGTCTTTCCCATTTTCTCACCCCCTTACTTACGTATAGTTTACTTTACCAAAATCTCTTACATAGTAATCCCCGCCTTGACCTATAACCGTTGTTTTTTCAAACACTCCATCGGTTCCACCACCGGGCTTACCAGTGTTTCCACTAATATAAGTGATTGTGTTACCATTTACCGCAGATACAACACCACAATGGTGTAGTACAGTTGTGCTTTGTTTTGTAATAAAAAATAGCACGTCTCCTGGTTCTGGCAGTTGCCCGCCTACCTCAGCTTTCCACGTTGACCCCATCGCTGTCATATCATCATACAATTTTTGTACAGCAGCGTTAGGGGGTACTTGGTCTGATACACCAGCTTCATAAGCACAATAGGTTAAACACGTACAGCACCATGCGTCTTTAACATAACTGCCGTAATACCAGCGCTGAAACATTCCGATAGTTTCATCCCATTCTTGTGCGCCGATGTATTTACGCATTACTGTATCAATCCTTGTTTTGGTTGGAACCGTTGTATAAATTGCTTCTATGCTACAATCATTAGGCGGCATAATAAATACAGACGGTGTTGTGCTGTCATCAATAAACTGTCCCCCATTGTATGTTACCCAACGCTGGAAATTTACTGTAGTATCGGCAGCAATTTGAACGTTTTCGTAAGCTTGATAAGACCCACTCCCAGTTCCACCCGTTACAGTTAAATTATACTTGTCAGTTGGTGGTGGTATAGGGGTTCCACCATTGTCGCGTGTGTAATCTCCCACCCAATCACCATGCCAAAATGTAACACCATTATCTAGCATTTCTTTAATTTTTACAAGGTGTGGTGTGGGTGCCCCACCTATTACCTTTGCGTCAACTGTTTTAACGTAGTTCCAACTCGGCCTACCCGTAATGTTAGGGACTTTTACACGATTAACACGATACCCAAAAGCACTAAAGTATTCGTCAATGCTTCTTGCAATTTCTGCTTTTATGGTTTTCTGTTCCAGCATAAACCCGTATTTGTATAACGATACGTTGGTATAACCATTTCCAATTGTACCACCGATAGCGTTAGGTATAATGCTATGCACTTCTTTTTCTTCGCGCATGGATGATACTTGGTTGTTTAACCCGCTAAACGTACTAGCCGCAAAATTAGCTACACCCGCACCAGCTAAAACAGCGTTTCCACTTAAGGCCCCACCTACAGCTAACAAAGAATTTGTTGCAACATTAAAATCATTCCTGTCAAGCTGATAACCCCACCGGATAGACTGATTTGCTAACCAACTAGCATACACATTATTAACCCACGTACATTGTGGGTAGTTTCCTAATGCTACAGATTCGTTAAAGTTAGTTGTTACACCTTTATAATCCTGCGGGTAACATATGATTCTTCCGTTAGGTGTTGCAACTCCCCTAAATACAACGTTTGGTGTGTTACCACTAAAAAATTCATATCTTAAAATGACAGCGTTTCCTTCATTATTGCTTATCTGTAAACAACGATAAGGGTAACATAATAACTTATTATTTTTTGGTGTATAACCGTTAAGTGTGTTTGTATTTGGCACGGACAGATTTGTGGCAGTTCTTACAGTTGCGGGTAAGTATCCGCCGCTGCTTCCACCGGACACGATATCTTTAGGCACCATGTACATTGATACAATAGCATCTGTTTTACCCGCGCCGTTAATTGCTTCAATCAGCGTTGGCAATAGTGACCCCGTTGTCCAGTTATCCGAGTCAAATAAATAGTAAGATGCGCCACTGTATATCCCTGCATAGACATAACCACCCGCGGGAGGAAAAGAGGTATCCTTTAATTCTACCGTTGACCCAACAACAATCCACCAGTCTGTAAAATTTTTCTGGGTGAATGATGTGCATACGTAATCACCTAAAGCTAAACCTTCGTCGATTAAATTGGCACCAACGCTATCGTCATTAACATGCTCACGTTCCACAAAGCAAGCTGGAATGTTTATGTCAAACATATAGGTTTGATATGCATCAATTTCAAAGTAGACTTTTGTCATTACTTCGCTTTCATATTCTAGATTAGTGATAAATGCATAAAACCATTTATCCCCAAACTGTGGATTCCTGTAACACAAGTAGTTACAATCTACTAAAGAGTCGTACTGTGCGGGATACCTAATCATGGAGTTTTCGCGCTGATAAGATAAATCTCCCGCTGAATATTGTGTTTTTCCAGCAAAGAATGATTCTTGCGCTGCACGATTGTCAAATGTAAGTTGGTCCCTGTAGGTATTATCAAGGGGTACCGCCCGGCATAACCGGACGGTTGTTATTGGTGCGAATGCCATAATATACCCCCTTATTAATTAGGTTAAAGTGATAGTTGCTGTACCGGATTTTGTATTGTCCAGTTTGGATGTTGCTGTTACCGTCAGACTGTCTACGGTAATACCCGGTTTGATGGTTACAAGACCGCTGCTATTAACACTAGCGTTAGCATCTTCTGTAATTGTCCAGGTCACATTATTACTAATAAGACCCGTACCAGTTACAGTAGCGGTAAGCTGCACTGTTCCACCAGCAGCCTTTGTTACGCTTGCAGTACCCGGTGTAATTGTGACAGATGTAACAGTCGGCGCTTCTGTTGTAAAAGCAACAACGTTTTTAAATGGGCTGTAAGATAACGTTTCCCAATGATGCAGGAAATAGTTATAGTATAACCGGGACGCGACATAATCGCTAGTCATGGTTAAATAGTTATCAAAAACCATAAACCAATCTTCATCTGCTGCGATAGCGATTACTCCTTCTTTTTCCAGTCCACCAAAATCATCCACGATAACTCTTCGTCCGATAAAATTGGTCTTATCCATGTTAAAGGCACTTGCCAAAACTTCAACATCGACTGTGGCTGCAACACTTGAAAGGATAAATATAACCTGTTCGTCAAGGGGTGTGTGGGTGGTAACACCCATAAAATTGCTGTCACTACGCATAAAGGTTAAATCAAGGGCTGTCTGCCGGAATAAGGTCATTGTCTTTTTAGCATTTACATCACTGTCCAGCCCTGGAACTGTTACGGGCCTTAAAGCTCCGCGCATACCTGCTTCAAAAAATACATTTTTCATCAGCAGGAATTCATCGTATTCGTCTGAAGTATAAACAGCTTCGATAATTTTTGATACCAAATCTTCCACACCCTGGTATGAAAGGAACGCTGTTCTTAAGTCGTCATTCTGGATAGTTACCGGGTACTTATCCTGTCGATTGCGCTTATGAAATGCTGCAAGCACGTTTGGTAAACGTCTTTCAAACTCATCCTGCGCCGCTGTTTTTCCCTGGTCGTCAACCAGATAATACGGTTCAGCCTTAATAATATTTACGAAAATCTCTTCGACCGTTTCACCGAGAGACATCATACCTTTTTTAAATCGTTTAAGCGGGTTGTTGTACGAGCGGCTGGTTATAATCACCATACCGATTCTGTTTACCAGGGCATCCAGAAATTCGTTACGTGTTGCTTCATAGTTAAGAATCGGATTACCGATTTCTGCAATGTTATCCTGGGTTGCTTCTGGAACCCTGTCTTTATATGCCTGGGAAGCGTCGCTTCTGATTACGTTTAAAAGCTGCATTCCATTTGGCACTGCGCTATACTGGGCTGCTGCATACTTACTTTTTACTGGCATTTATTAATCCTCCTTCTCTGTCTTTTTCCATAAATCATCAAATGACAGTTCTTTTCCATCGTCTTTGATATCTTCCTTCTGTTCCCGTTCCATTTCTTCCTTACCGGGGCGGTCGTCTCTGGAACCACGCATACGATAACGTCTGTTATCGTTCCGTAACTTGTCAACCTCTGCCATTAAGTCGTCATAATCAGCGTCGTACCTGTCAAGTTCTTCTTCGTACCACTCGTATTTTTCCCTTAACTGCTGATACAACCCGTCATAGTCGGTTTCATCGGTTCCGTTGCGTAACTGGTCCTCAATCTTATCATACCACCCGCGCTCTTCCCGCCTGTCCTCTCTTGCATCTTCGGACCGTCTTTCATTGCCCTGTCGCTCATCACGTCGACCTCTCCGGTCTGTTTCATCATCGTCTTTTCTGCGATAACGGTCCTCTTCGTCGTTACGTCTCCGGTATTCCTCGCGTTCGTCAAAATCCCGGCGCGCGCGTCTGGACCACTCTCTGCTTCTTGCAGCCATTGCTTTCCCTCCTTACTTATAATTGTTAAGGTCGTTTTTATCCATGATAACAGGATAATTATGATACGCAATATCCATATCCACCTTTCCCTGTATCCCCGGAACGGACCCTTTATCTGTAGTCTGCCACATTCCACATTTGCGTCCTGGTGCATTAGCATAACGTGCAAACCACATATCATAATTTTTTGTTACATCGCTTGACTGATAATATTTTAAGTACAGGTCGTTGTTTGTGTAAAACCCGCAATAAAAACCATGCTTTTCCATAGTTTCACAAAACGCGCGCGTACAGTCAAGCACAAAAGCACGTGTTGGTTTTACACCGTTTTTAGCGGCATAAGATTCACTTGCATATTCCCAGTCATACATAATTGGATATGGTATTTTGTGATTTCCGATAAACTGCACTAATATACGTGCTTCGTTTGCTGCCATTTCCGCTGATAATGGATAACCAAACCAGTACAATCCAAACGGTATGTTTAATCGTTCACATTCTGCTATGTTTCTTGTGGCCTTGTTGTCTATGGTATTCCTCCCATACCCAGCTCGTATCATAGCAAAATCTATGTTGGGTTTTACAGTGTCCCAATCAATGTCACCTTGGAAATATGATACATCAATACCTTTAAACAATTTTGTCGTCCCCCAATCTGTCTACTAACTTTGTCATAACAATTGTGTTATTGTTAATGACAGTTGCAAGATTATCTACTTCTGATTTGTGACGTTGCTGGTTTTCGTTTCTGTCTTTGCGTTCCTTTTCTCCTCGGTCGTATACATACCATGCCATGGCTACGCAAGCCACGAATGGAAAGGCATAGTTGCTTAACAAATTCGCCCAGTCCATTAATTCACCTCCTTTACCTACTACTTTTAATTATATCAAAAGTATTGACAAAAGTCAAGCACATATGATATAATAATAAGAGATATATTGTGCTTGGAGGTGACAACGTGTCATATTATGACGGAACAAAATTACTGAGCCTTTTAGATATTAACGGTAATAGGCCAGAAATATATATGGTAACGACAAACCGTACTGGCGGTAAAACGACATGGTTTAGCTCATTTCTTGTGAGAAAATTTATTAAAAAACAAGAAAAATTTATGTTGTTATACCGGTATAATTATGAGTTATCAGATTGCGCTGAAAAATTCTTTAAGGACATACACAATTTGTATTTTAATGACTACAATTTGAAGAGTCAGTGTAGGGCGAAGGGAATGTTTCACGAATTGTTTTTAAATGATAAATCGTGTGGCTATGCCGTAGCACTTAATAATGCTGATACACTTAAAAAATATAGTCACCTGTTTAATGATGTTGAACGTATGTTTTTTGATGAGTTCCAGTCAGAAATGAATAAATATTGCACTGATGAAATAAGAAAATTGTTATCTATACACACCAGTGTAGCTAGAGGTAGGGGTAAACAGGTGCGTTATGTTCCGGTTTATATGTGCGGAAATACGGTAAGTTTACTTAATCCATATTATACCGCTATGGGGATTAGTGACAGACTGATGAATGATACAAAGTTTCTTAAGGGTGACGGCTTCGTCCTAGAACAAGGTTTTATAGAATCCGCATCAAAAGCTCAGTTAGAATCTGGTTTTAATAGGGCTTTTTCCAGCAGCGATTATGTTGCATATTCTGCACAAAATGTTTACCTTAATGACAACTATTCGTTTATTGATAAACCAGTGGGAAGGGGGCGATATCTTGCGACTGTTAAATATCTTAATAAACATTATGCAATTTATGATTATGATAGCTTGGGTATCCTTTATGTTACTGACAGCTATGACAGCAGCTTTCCTTACAGACTTTGCCTTACGACGGACGACCATAATATTAACTACGTTATGTTAAGCAAAAATAGTCTTATGATTAACAATTATCGTATGCTGTTTAATCGTGGGTGTTTCAGATTTAAAAATCTTGATAGCAAACAAATGCTGCTTAAGTTATTATCTTACTAGGTATCTGCATGGGTGCTGCAATATTTACATACGCAGATGTCACACTGTCAAAAGTGCTGCAAGTGTTTTGGGTTATGACAGCCCACTTATTGTACCCTGTGTTATAGATATAAAAAGCCCGACTTTTATAGTCGGGCTTTTAATAAGTACTTGCGCAAATACTTATGGTTTATTAATTTTCCTCAATTGCGTCCCTAGCATCAATCTCACCTTTAACCCCTATGTAACAGGTGTCGCATAAACACGGATGAAAATAAATATCTTCTCTAACCTCTGCTAATGGTTTACCACAAATTTCACATAGATGCGATTGTTTTAATTGCATAATTCTTGTATAAAATTCGCATCGCGGATATAGGCTATAACATCTTTTCTTTTTGTTTTTCTTTCTACGTAAAGGTAAACCGTGTAATTTTCTATAATTATTTATTAAACCTATCCCGATATGTTTGGGTACTCCATTCATAGATATTTTCATTTAATCATTTCCCTTCTTAAACAACGTTAAAATATCATCTTCAACAAACATACATTCTTCGTTTGCATCTAAACAACGACATCTAACACTATTTTTCATAAAAATACTTATTTAAACATACTTCGCAATCATTATTTTTGTTGTAAGATTCGTTAATTAATAGAGTTTCTGCCATTTTAATCATCCTTAATTTATAATAGTAGCATATCAATCATAATTAATACAATACTTACAATAAAAATAGAAATTGTGATGAATGATAATACAATACTCAAAACTTCATTTTGTAATAATTCTGATATGATAGTTAAACTAAAACATATTAAAGCTAAGGCTACTAACAGCATTACTGTTTCTCTCATTTTAATCCTCCTTAAATTTTCTTATTTGCTTCTTTGTCATATGATAACCTTTCTTCTCCAGCACGATACCTCCGGGCAACCTTACAGGTTTTAATCCTTCGTTAAGTTTAAGACCTTCTTTAAAATCCGTTATATCATATTTATCCAAAAATTCTTGTTTCGCATCTTCTGACATTCCAGCACACCTTATGTTATAAAACGGTTCTACTTCTTTTCCATCAACGTGTGTTACGTGTTCCATGTAGGTTTTCTGTCGTACAAATACAGCTTTATCCCAATATGATTCTAGCTTCCACGCACAAAATGATGTGGGGTGTATTCTAATTCCTTTAACATCCTCTGGTTTTCCACTGCAATGAATTGAGTCGGTATCGCAATAAATAAAACCATCTTTGTTCACACCGTGATAATTTGCTTGTGCTGCATTGATTACAAATCGTCTTGCGTATGACGTTATTGCACTTCCTACGGCTATAAATCCTGGTTTCTTTTCGTGTTCTTCCACGATTTCAAAACCTAACACATTTTTGCTATTGATGTAAGGTACCTTGTAACTAGAACTGTCATTAGCAGCAAACTTACCATATAGATTGTTTAAGTACAATTTAGCTAACTCTCGTTCAGCGTCAACACTGTTTTCTTTAATTTCTTTATACTTGTACATGTAATCATCAAATAAACCTATCGCTTTCATAAAATAACATCCGTCAAGTACTTCAAGGTCTATCGGGTTATAGTGTTTTAAAAATAACTCGTAGTCCACACATGTCATCGTCATTGTTACGTAACTGTCATGCTTCACACCCTGTTTCATGTAATAACGCTTGTAGGTTCCGCTTTGATAATCATAATAATCGCTGGTGGTTAGATAATCTGTACCATTATATAGTAAGGTTCCCTTTATCTGCACTGTAGGTAACATGCCTTCCTTGATGTTAAATCTACATCTTATCCTAACAAAATAGTACTTGTTATCAACTTCTTTGGGGATATCCCCTTTCCAAAACATGGGTTTTCCTACTGGATAATAGTTGCCTGATTCACTTGACATGTTGGATGGGTAAGAGCTATTAATATCTGCTGTCCACCCGTTAAAGTAAATCTTATTTTCCTTGCCTTTAACTAGATAACAGTAACCGCCACGATATGAATGACGTATATAAGCATCTGCATTGGATTCGCCATATAATTCGGGGTCAATTTCAATTTCTGTTAGGTTGGGGAAAAAGTTCTTAAAATCTGTCTTATCATAGGTACTTTTAAATTCCTCTAAACAGCACGACCCAATTGTAAGTTTTTGGTGCCCTCTTTCAAACATTATTTCAAGCGCTTCTTTAACAACTAAAACGTCGTTGGCTATATATTCTTTTTCTATATCAGTTATTTCACAACCTGCATAACGAAAACCTTCGTATTCCATGTCTAACTTTTTGTGTTTTGTTTTAAAAGATTTACCGAGTCTTTTTACGCTAAAAGGCAACAACTTTAAACTGTCTCTAAACTCTATTACAGTTTGACCTTTTTTAATTGTAATAGTATACCATGCGCCACGGTCACTGATAGCACATTTAAAATCGTTGGTTTTCATTTTACCTTCGGCTACACGATTCCATTTATAACCATTACGTAATAACCAGTCAACAATAAAATTTCCATCAAACTTAAGATTGTGAAAATATCCAACAATATTCACGTTAAGACTAAAAATGTAACCTAAAAAATCTTGGATACTGTGTAAAATTACAACATCTTCTGTATTTAGTTCAACTACTGCTGCCGCCCATACCTCCGTATATTGCTGGCCTTTATAAACCGTTGTTTCAAAATCGCATACGTAATATTTATAGTTGCGGGTGCGCACATCTTTATGCCCTCCATATTAAAATTCATAATTATCCACGTCCAAAAAATCCTCATCAGCTTCCATGGCTTCCATAGCATCTTCCATGACTTCCTCTCGCCCTCCTTCGCTTGCGCCTATTAAGTCAAGAATTCCGTGTAGTTTTCCGGTAAGGATTTCTGAATCTGATACCCCTTCCCAACCGGGCCATTGACCCTCAGACTTAGCTTTCTCTAATGCCTCGGCAAAATCGTCCGGTCCGTATTTTTGCATTGAGCGATTATACCAGCGTGTAATATAGTTAAACAGCTTTTCATTTCTGCCATAAATCAAAGTCATTTCCATCTGAAAATTGGTAAATATTTGGTTATTGTAATCTACGTAATCTGGATGTTGGTTGGTTGGAATTTTTGTTGATACAGTGGGTTTGTTTATGGGTCGTTGTTTAACCCCTGTTTTACGTGTCCGCGCTGCTCTCTTTGCTGCGGTACTTCGCTCTAATTTTCGACCGGCTTCTCCTGTTAAAATTTCTCCGGTTTCCTGGTCAACATAGCGTGATTTTGTATATAGGTCTGGTGTTTTAATTTTGGCTAACCTTGCAACGCTTGACTTTGTAACGCGTTTTGGTTTTGGTGGTAAAACGTTTTCTGGAACTAAATAACCACGTTGTTCCATTCTTTTAATCTGTCTGATTATTCTAGCCCGTTCTTTATTATAAGCTTTCATCGTCTCAGATGCAGTATTTTTTCTAGCCACTTAATCACCTCCATTTTGATAAATATAAAGGGAGGTAATACCTCCCTTTATTGTTGTATTAGTTGATTGCTAACCTACAATCAACATAATTTTTACCTCCCTTGGAAACACCCGATGTCTTTATAATCGTAAATGGTTGCCCCTCAAAAAGCTCAAACATTTGCGAAAATGACCGCTTAAATGTTGCTGACTGACAACACCAAACCTTTGTTCCTCCATCAACGCTGCCTATTACTGATAACAATTCAGATGTCTCGCCCTTAGCGTTCTGGTGCTCGTAAAGAAGATAACCGGAAACGTCCATGTAGGTGAAGTCTGGAACGTCCTTAACTGAAATAATGCCGGGGTCCTGGGTCATAAGATACTTTTCTACATTTGTGAAATCTCTACTGGTTTCTAAAATTGTCATTGTTCGCTCCTCCTGTTAGGTTAGTTTGCTTTTTTCTGCTGAGATTCGGGTCTGATTACTTCCACTGCCATTTCCATAAACTGCTTAACAGTTATACCCATTACCTTCTCATCGTGCGTAATAGATACTACGATTGATGGATGATAGTCCGGGTCGGTATTTTCTTTAATGGCAAGTTTAAGAGCCTTCTCTTTGTCCTCAATCTTGGACGGCACAACGTATGTGCGATTACTTGCTTCACCTGCCGATTCAGATACACCGAGCACTGTGATGTTGGTAGAAACGATTGTTCTAGTTACCATTGGGTCTCTCTTTGCTGCTTTTACTTCTGACATTTTTCTTTCCTCCGTTTTCATTGTTTTGGGTTGTATAATAAGCGGTGGCACGTGGGATGCTTTTTTACCGCTTATTTTCAATTGGAATAATGGTAAGATGAATAATAGAGATTTCACCTGTATGAATGAAACCTAATAAGGTTTCCGGGTCTGTTATGGCTCCAAGATAGTCAGTTCTTACAGTTAACATGTATTCTTCCGTTAAGACGTATATAGTTGCATATGCGGACCCTATATGCATAACGTGTGAACTTAATACCTTGTTTCCGTAGACTAATTGTTCGTATAAGGTTTTAATCATCTTATTCACCTCCCCCTACTATTAATTATATCGTAGGGGTGTGAACAAATTATGAACAAACTGTTAATAAATTATGAATTCCTGCCCGGCTTTCAATCTAGCTATCTCATCCGTCTGATTTTTAATATAATACATCAAATGTTAATTTTATCTGCTACTATCCCGCTCGCGGAAACTGTTGCAGAAAAATACTTCATGGATTCTTTCGGGCATGAGCGTCTCGCACTCACGGCAGTTATACCGTTCGCAGTTTATAACTGCACAATCTCTACATAAGCACATATCCTCTGTTTGTTTACTACACTTTGCCATTCCTTTCTCCTTTATCTAGTAATATATAATTCTCCAGATTGTGTCAAACGTGGTGTAACCGCTTTATTGTCTACGACTAAATAGTTTACACCCGTCTGCTGGTCTACGTAATACCATACTCTGTCTTTATACAAAAATGGTGTAGATGCACACTTTACCCAATAAAGTACACCCGCTAGCATTATTGCTAAAATGATTGTTGTAAAAATACCTTTCATTATTTCACCTCCTTTCTTTTTATGGTTTATATTACTCTGCGTCACCTCCTTTAGTTTTTATAAATAATTTATCTCCATTTTCAGTATAACTTTCAATTTTACTTTCTTCAATAAATTCCCATTGTATAACGTCATCACAATCCCAATAACACATAAAATCATGATTAATCAAAAACTCTGGAATTTTGTTAGCATTACGATAATCCCATTCACCACCAAAATTCTTTGCGACTAACATAGACTGACCACAATTTTTACACCTCAAATATAACCTATTATTCGCCATTTATAAACCTCTCATAAAATTCTTCATCAACAGGTATTAACAATTCTATGCATTTATGTTTACTGTATTCAGTTACCCTTGTTACATAACCGCTTGCTAATAAATCATTATTAAAATATCAACGAAGATGTGGTTTAATACCAAAAGCTGACCATAAAGCACATTTTGGTGTAGTCGAACCGATGGTGTTAGAAACAATAAAATTACAAAATACCTGTAATTTTTCAGTATTTGATAACTCTAATTCTTTAAACTTCATATCTTAATCCTCCTTATGTTTTAAGCTTAACTCCTTGTTTCTATAAATATTATAACATGACTACTGTTAAATGTCAAGAGATTTATAAAATTAAATTTAAATATTTTTTAAGGTTAAGAGCAGCGGGTCCGATGGGGAAAATGAGAATCGGCAAAAAAAATAAAGGGGCAAA